AGGGGCTCGCATCAGAACTTCTGGTGGGGTCGGCATCACTGGATGTGGCACTAGTGTCGTGGAGGAACACCCAACCATTAGACAACTCAAACTGAGCAGGGACAACGTTCGTAGCGATATCGCGGTATACATATTCTTTTTCCTTGATTATATTAGTTCTATCAACATACTCGGTAATAACTTTACCAGAGATTTCGGCATTTTTCTTTTCGAGGACAGCAATCTGTTCACTCTTTTTTGCAGCGAATCTTTGAAGTTCTGCTTCGGCATATGCAGATCCCTTCATATATCCATATACAAACACTCCAAGAATGAGTGCTGCTGCTGCTAATAATTTATACGGGAGAGGGATCATACCAAACATATTTAATTCCTTATTCTTCTTCGTCGGATTTCTTAGTTGGTTTCTTCGGAGCGAACTTCTCTACGCCAGTAATACCAAGAGTACCGATGACAATATACATTACACCGTTGAAGATAAACTCTTCAATTGTGAAGGACCAGAATAGATTCGCGATAAAACCGATAGCAATAAGAATAGTAGCAACAACAGCAATCATACGCTTAGTTGATGGATTGCCATTTTCTGACATCATATCTTTAAGATATGTTAGAAATTTGCCCATGGGTTATTACCTTTTTAATTTGACTTTACCAGCGAGGATTCCAACTCTTGATCGATCCATAATACTTTTAGATTCTGCATCAGAGAAGTTAGAACCGAGGTGGTGTTTGTATGTCTTTTCATCACCCGATGCTGCTGCGTTGCGCATCTTTGTTCCTGACATACCGTGTGAACGGTTTTCATCTTTCGGGTAGTGTATTTCTACTCTATGTGGTTTCTCACCATTCAGTTCCGGAATCTTTCCAGTTTCAATCGAATTCTTTAAACGCTCTGCCATTTCCTTACGATCGTGTCCGAAGTGAAGATGTAATACTTTCTTTGGACCACTCAACGAATGAAATGCACGACCTACCGTTTGACCAGCAGACTTTTCGACCTTGAATTCAGCAGCACCGTTTGACTGTTTATTAGCAATATGTTCTCTTTCTTTATCAGAAAACACATCTGACTTACCAGACAAACCAACATGCTTCTTACCAGCGCCCATTCCACCAACAACATCAATATGATGACCCATATGTGTATGAGGGGATGCACCCATAAATGCTACATGAGCATGTTGTTCTGCTTCTTCCTCAATGTATGACTCGTTGGCACGATCGCTAACACCAAGGTGAGTTCGCAGATGCTCAAGAGCAGAACCGTGGTCCATACCTTTCTTGGTAGCAACACCTGCTTTAAATTTGTCATATATTTCTTGGTGTTGTGACTTTGGAATATGCTTCTTGATTAATTCTGCCACACCCTTAAATGAATCAATCTTTTTGTGGTCTGCAGTAGCACCAAATAGTTGTTTCGATATCTCATCTGGATGCTGAACACCAACATCATTTTCATCTGATCTAGAACGCAGACCATGTGAGATAGAAAACTTATGCGTTGACCCTGCCGCTGCATTGATAAGCATCTTGTGATGCACACCTTTAATACCTGCTTTGGTATCTTCCCAACTAGAAGAATGAAGGAACCTATCAGTTTCAGATCCAGGATTATGAACACCCTCAAAATCAAATTGATGGTGCTCACCATTCTCGTGGCGCATTACTGCAGAGATTTCGTTACCGTGCTTTTTAGTTCCAGCGACGGTATAGTTACCAAACTTTTTACCTGTTGCAAGAGTTGATGCTATTTTGTCTTTATGATCATGACTGACCTGAACGTCGACATCGCCGACATGTGGTTTATATCTGGCAAATTCGTGGTCGTCAATATGGTTTCCCATAAAATCACGCGAAGAACCTGAATAGACATGACCTGTTTTTAGTTTTTCTTTATCGGCACCAAATAGATGCTCGCCATGTTCTTTATGAAACGCATCGTGAATCTTACTCAGCGCTGTGTGAACATCTGTTCTACGTGCTGCTCTGGTATCATGTTGAATTGGGAATGGAGCAGCAGAAGTTTCTTGCCCCTTTGGACCAACTTTAATGTTTCCACCTTCGTTTAGAAAGAACTTAAAACTTTTCATTATTTTTTCCCAAACGATAGATTAGATGAAGACTTCGCTTCTTTGAATTTAGGATTGATTGCCTTGAAACGAGTCGCTTCTGGATTAGCGTCTGATGGGTGAACAACCAGTCCCTCAGTACCAGATCCAAATTTGTTCTTGATTTTCTTTTCACCAAGATGTGCAGAAACCTTAGCACTGACACGCTTTTTGATGTTATTAAACTTTTCAATCTCGGCGAGTTTTGCTTGTTTGTTCTTGGGAACTGTTCTGGTATTAATCAACCCATGATCGAGTTTATGAAAATCTGCTACTTCATCTTTAACATCGACATGTGATGGCGTGTGCTTAATAATATCATGATCGAATTTAATATTATCATCTGACAAATTGTTCTTAAAGTGTTCAGGATCGTGTTGCTGATTCGTTGGCATCCTAGAGTGAATAATAAATGCACCTTGTTTACCCAATCCCTTTGTTGAATAGGAAGTGTGAACAAATTTCACTTCATCTTTCTTGTCTCCAGGACGAGCGAGCGAGCGATTAAATGCTTCACCGCTGACAGCAACTTCGCCGTGCTTCTCGTAATGTTTCGCTAGATGATTTTGTAGTGCACTGTTTGAGTGAAGAGCATCATGGAACTTAGACATTGCTGTTGGACCAGTAGGATCATATTCCTTACCAGTCTCAGATGCTCTACGTTTTGCTCGTTCAATATGTCCTGCACCAGTTCTGATTCGATCGCTACCAGAACCTGAGTGCTGAGTGTAGAATCCCTGTTCATCGTGCCCAAACTTAAACGTTTGACCATCGGTCTTTTCAGTTACATGATGGATATGGACTTTACCACCCTTAGTGGTTTTCTCGAACTCATCCGTAGACAATGAGGGAGTTTGACCACCTGCAGGTGTGGGTGATGAATGCAGGTGCGGTAAACCCTGCCTAATAGATGCTTCAGAGAGATATTGAGTAAATGATAACATGGGATTCCCGTTCAATAGTATCTCTCTATTTATAATAAAAATGCCTACGTTACTCCGACTTTTACTATGTTTTCTCGCTAAGAGAATGTGTTTACTACGGGTACACCGTTGGTAATCGGTAGGCAATCACCATTAGTATTTATTAAAACACTTTTTTCCAAGGGAAGTTTATACGAGATGGAACTCTTTCTATTGTATCTGGATCAAATTTTCTGGTATAGAATACCATTTTCTCGTCATCATATACTGGAATGATAGCAGTATCATCAATGATTCCTTTTCTACCACCACGACGACAAGTTAGATTTACCCACTCAAGATTTACTTTTTCGCTTATATCAGCAAGTCTGCCCAGGAATTCTCGATCACCATAATGGAATGGAACCCACGATTCATCATACCCCTCAGATTCCACAAACAGTTTCTTTGAGATAACAAACTGATTGAGTGCAACATAGGGATCGCCGCGACCTTTGTAGCGAGCATTAATCTCATACAATTTCAGAGGATCAAGTTCTTCTTTTTGTAATCTGTGCAGTTCGGAGGGTTGAAGTGTGTAATCGATGTCCAAGAACAACAACCACTCAGTATCGGCAAGCATAGCACCAAGATTGCGGCAACCATGACTATTGAACCCAATATCCTTGGTGACTTTATATACTGAAAGATCTATGTTGTCTGAAAATGTAACACCCCGAAAGACTTCCTCGGCGGGAACCTCTTGGGATCCATCGTCGATTAGGATAATCTTGATCGGGGTGTTATACACCTTCCACCTCTCGATTTGAGTCTCGAGAAGTGTTCGGTCGTTATAGTAGGTATGGATTATTGTAAATTTGTTCATCCAACAATCTGTTTTAGTTCCTCAGTAGCATCAACTTCGGTCAGATCGATAGCAGGAAACTCAACCTGCTCTGTCAGACTATACTGAAGATACTCGTTGTGAGTAAGATTCTGATCCAGATACAACTGCCAACCAGAAAGAGTTTCGTGGAACTGCTTAGTATGAGTTTCAATCAGGTGACGTTTTGATTCACATGCCTTGCCGAGATCTTCGAGGGTTGGTTCAGCGGTGAACCGAGCAATGACATATTCTTTGGCACCAACCGTTTTCCAAAGCGGCATATCATCAGTCGCGGAGTTTGCCCAAAGAGAGGTCGTTACGACCAACTTGAGATTTAGTTCTTCATTAGTTACTTCAGTCATATTCATTCCTTAAAAAATGGCGATACCAGTAGGATTCGAACCTACGACCTAGAGCTTAGAAGGCTCTTGCTCTATCCAGCTGAGCTATGGCACCAAGTCAATAATTAGTTATACTATATCATTCATAAAAAGTCAAGTGTTTTTTATCGAACATCTACTCTTTCTGGATATTCAAACCACCCAGTAGCGATATACTTATGCCCAACAAGATCACGTGCAGCACGGTGAACATGCGTGTATGCAGCAGGCCAAATAAGCAAAGTTCCTGCCTCTGGTTTAACTGCCAGATCTTGGTGTTTAAACTCAGTCTTACCACCTTCTTCTACAGTGTTTAGATACAACATCCAAACACCAAACCTGCCTCGATTATTCCCAGAACCCTGTTCAGAATGCCAAGCGTGGAACCCACCACCAGTTTCTGATCTCTGGAACTTCCATCCAGGAGTAAACAGTTCTAAAAATGCTCGACTGCCAGCACCATATTTCTTGTTGTATTTTCTCCAACCAGCATGGACAGCATCAATAACATAATCCTCTGATGATTTCAAAGAACCATATCTGCCAGTAAAGATGTTCCAATCTGTTCGAGAAGAATCATCAGACAGAATACAGGCAGAACCTGGATCTGGACGAGAGATAATTTCGTCCATCGTATCACAGATTTGCTGACACTTTTCGATGCTTAGAGCATTAGGGTATGATTCGATAAAATTCATTAGAAGTTAAACTTTGACATATCTCGTTGACGTTGACCGATAGTGGTTTTCTCAAACACTGGCAGATCATCTTGACCCGAACCCATAATACCCTTCTGGGCAGATTCTTCTAGATCATACAGACGCATCTTACCACGATCGATACCAACCATGAACCTCTTATTTAGTCCTGGATCATTGTATCGATTTTTCAACTGCTTGACCATCAGTTGCCCCATCTTCTCAAGTTCTTCAGTCGAGATTAGAGCAAACATCAAGTCAGCAGTTGCTGGCAGACCGAAAGACTCGGAAGTGTCAGTAATGTCGACATCGCTGTTAGCATAACCACCACGAGTTGTTTGGGTGGCAGACATAACAGGAAGATCAAACTCAACTGCAAATCCACGAAGTTCTTCAGCAATCGCTTTCACATATGTATAAGAGTTTACACCTGCTCCTGGTTTGAACCTACTCGACGCACAGATATTAAGGTAATCGACAAACACAATATCTGGAGCAAAGTTGCGCTTCAACCCCAATTCATTTAGCAGTGCTTTGAAATGCCCAACGTGCGCACTGGCAGTGGGATATTCCTTGACAATTAACTTACCCTCAGTCTTGTTTCGAATCTTCTCGATACGATTGTCAAACATAGACTTAGAAAGATCCTTCAACTCACCGATGTTTACATTCATCATGTTTGCATCGATACGTTCGGCAATCTTTTCTTCGCTCATTTCTAGAGTGATATAAAGAACATTCTTACCCTGTGCCAATGCTCCTGCTGCCACGTGACACATGAACAAAGACTTACCTACACCAGTGCCAGCAAGTGCGATGTTCAGAGTCTTGTTGGGAAGTCCACCATCAGTAATCTTATTGAACATTTCAAGATCGAATGGTAGTTTGTTTTCTTTACGGTGGTAAAATTCAAATCGAGAGTCAGAATTATCTAGGTAATCATGTCCAACGTTATTGTCGAAACAAATTCCCAGTGCTTCTTGTAAGATAGAAGGGATACCATCCTGCGAATGGTTCTTATCAGCACCATCAATAATCTGAATTGATTTCATGATTGCATTGTAAACTGCCTTATCCTTACAAAACTTCTCAGTCTCTTCGAGCAACCACTTAGAATTAACTTCGAGATCTGAATCCATTTGAGTTAATTTCTCGTTTAGATTCTTAAACTCGTTTTCATTTACAGTAGTATCATTTTGTGCGGCAATCTCAATTGCCTCGATAGTCGGAAGAGAATTATACTTGACAATAAACGCATTCATGTAGTTGAATAATTTACGCTCAGAACTATCATGGAAATATTCATCACGCAAGAAAGGAATGATCTTACGAGTATAGTCCTCGTCTGAGAACATCTTACTTAGAATTATTGTCTCAATCTTCTTCGACAATGTTTATATCCTCCAATTGGGGTTCTTGTTCATTACAAATTTTCTGACAGCATGGTTCGCAAATGTATGTCTGGAATGGAACACCATTCTCTTCACCATGAAGACAGAGTGCAGCATCTTTCGTAGGATGGATGCCACACCCACAATGATCACACGTTTTCGTAGTCTTCCGAAATATCTTCATCAGAAATTGCCACATTTTCATTCTCCATCATTTGTCCACCTGCCATGCGATACCGCGACTCAATCCATGTACCGAATGTCGGATCAGTCAAGACTGGCAACCAAAATTCCTTGTTGTAAGTATCACCAAGACGATACTTCTTTTCTTCATCAACTCGTTGATACCAACCATTGCTTGGTTTAATCACGTGACCCGACTCAAGCGCCATGTCGAGCAGACCAGACCACTTACTGATACCACCCTCAAAGGTAACTTCAATTGGGATCTTGCTCTTTTCTCGGACGAAGCGAGACTTCTCAACGTTGATAATAAAGTTGTAACCAACTACCTCAG